ATTATTCCTTATGAAAATAATGCTAAACTTCATCCAGAAGAACAAATAGAACAGATTAAAAAATCTATTTTAGAGTTCGGTAATAATGATCCAATAGCAATTGATAAAAACAATGTTATTGTTGAAGGTCATGGAAGATTATTAGCATTAAAAGAATTAGGATACAAAGAGATTGAAGTTATTAAATTAGGCCATCTAACAGAAGAACAAAGAAAGGCCTATACTCTTATTCATAATAAACTAACTATGAATACAGATTTTGATATTGAAATATTAGAATCAGAACTAGCATCGATTAACATTATTGATATGAATGATTTTGATTTTGATTTAGATATTGAAATGGAAGAAACAACAATTGAAGATGATTATGATGTAGAGGAAAAGTTAGAACGAATAGAAGAACCAAAAAGTAAGCCAGGTGATATTTATCAATTAGGCGAACATCGGCTGATGTGTGGAGATAGTACTTCATTAGAAGATGTAAAAAGATTAATGAATGAAGATAAAGCAGATTTATTATTAACAGATCCGCCTTACAATGTGAACATTTCTAATTCAGATGGAATGACAATTGAAAATGATAATATGTCAGATGATAATTTTAAGCAATTCTTAAATGATGCTTTCAAAAATGCTAGTGCTTCACTTAAAAAAGGTGGAGCATTTTATATTTGGCATGGAGATAGTGAAACGGTTAATTTTAGAAATGCATGTGAAGATAATGAACTATCAGTTAGACAATGTTTGATATGGGTTAAAAATGGTTTTAATTTTGGTAGGCAAGATTACAAATGGAAACATGAACCTTGCTTATATGGTTGGAAAGAAGGAGCAAGTCATTATTTCGTAGATGAATTTAATAATCCTACTGTTATTGAAGATAATCTCAATATTGATTTACTAAAGAAAGAAGAATTGAAAAAACTAGTTGAGGATTTGCTATCAGATAGAGTTCCGACAACTATAATTCATGAAGATAAACCATTAAAAAATGATAAGCATCCAACAATGAAACCTATTAATTTATTATCATTTCAAATAAAAAACAGTAGCAAGAAAGAAGAAATTGTTCTTGATTTATTTGGAGGTAGCGGAAGTACATTAATATCATGTGAGCAATTAAATAGAAAGTGCTACATGATGGAGTATGATCCAAAATATGTTGATGTAATTATTGATAGATGGGAAACATTGACCAGTAAAAAGGCGGTTCTTGTATGAAAGACTTAAAGAAATATAAAGATTACTTAACAAGACAACAATATAGAACATTAAAAGGTCAAATAATAGCCGGAGATAAAGAAGCAGCTATGAAAGGATTAAAAAAAATACTTAAGAGATGTTCTTAAAGGTTAGGAGGTGATAACGTGGCTAGGCCTAGACAACCGATTGAACTTATTGAGGCCAAAGGGAAAAAACATTTAACAAAGGCTGAAATAGAAGCAAGAAAAAGTTCAGAGTTAAAAGTTGATTTAAAAAATGTTTGTGTTCCAGATTATCTACCAGCCAAATTAAAAAAGGAATTTGAAGAAATAGCTTCAAAACTTCTGCAAGTTGGTGTTATGACAGAACTTGATGAAGATTGCCTCGCACGTTATCTACTTTCAAAACAAAGTTATCTTAAATATACCAGTATGCTTAATAAATCAACTCAACAAAACAAGATAATTGAGATGGAAAAATTAATGACAATGCAAGACAAAGCATTTAAGCAATGTCGAGCATGTGCTAATGATTTAGGATTGACAATTGCTTCAAGGTGCAAATTAGTAATGCCTGAAACGAAAGAACCGCCAAAGCAAAATAAATTTATTAGTAAGTTCGGTGAATAATAATGTCAAAAGTTGATAGGGTAACTGAATATGCTAAAAAAGTAGTTAATGGTGAAATAATATGTGGACACCTTCATTATTTAGCATGTAAAAGACATTTAAATGATTTGCAAAGACAAAATACTAATGAATTTCCTTACTATTGGGATATCAATGCAAGTGAAAGAATACTTGAATATGCTGAAACATTAACCATTGCCGAAGGTGGTAAACCTAGATCAGTAAAATTAATAGGCTCACAAATATTTGATATTGGTTGTAGATTTGGTTGGAAAAATAAAAAAGGATTTAGAAGGTTTAGAAGAAGTTATAAATCCGAAGCAAGGCAAAATGGTAAAACATTTGAAAATGGTATCATGGGAACTTATGTAGGTAATTTTAGTGGTTATAACTATGGTAAATTATTTACAGTAGCAACCAAAAAAAGACAAGCTAGATTAGCTTGGGAAGAAATGGCCAAATTCATTAAAGTTGATGAAGATTTACAAGAATTGTTTGATGTTAAAGATTATAAATCCGTAATAGAATGTAATCTTACTAATTCAACTATTGAAGCTCTATCAAAAGAAGCGGGATTAGATGATGGATTTAGATCGATATTCAGTTCTATTGATGAAATACACCAGCACAAAGATAATAGGATTTATAAAGCAATTTATAATGGTACTGGTGCTTTAGATGAAACTTTAGTAAGTATGATTACAACTAGAGGATTTGATATTAGTCCTGAAAGTTTTAGTTACGAGATGGACAGTTATGCAGTAAGAATACTAGAAGGAACTGCAACAGCAGAAGATTTCTTTGTAGATATATATGCACTTGATAAAGAAGATGATATGTGGGATGAAGCAAATTGGATAAAAGCCAATCCTTATTTAGCAAGTACTGAAAAAGGACTTGAAACATTAAAACAAGATGCTCAAACTGCTAAAGATATGGGCGGTAGTGATTTAAGAGATTTCATTACTAAACGTTTAAATAAGTGGGCAAGAGATGAAGATACTCAATTCATAGATTTAGAAAAATGGAAAGAATGTGAATCAACAAAAACTCTTGAAGATTTAAGCGGTAAATCTTGCTATTGCGGAATAGACTTATCAAGCGGTGGAGATTTAACAAGTATTGCATTAGAATTTCACGAAGATGATAAGTTTTATTTATACTCACATTCATTTATGCCTAAAGGAAGATTACAAGAGCATATAGAGAGTGATATAGCACCTTATGATATATGGGTAAACAATGAGTTACTAACTGTAACTGGTGGAGTAAATGAATATAAAAATGATTATAAGTTCATTATTGCTCATTTAAAGCAAATAATAGAAGAATATCAGTTAAACATTAAAGCCATTGGTTATGATCCTCATAATGCTGATGGTTTTTTAAGTGATTTAGAAGAACTAGGTATTCCATTATTGGAAGTTACTCAAAGTGCTAAATTTCTAAATGATGCTACTGTAGATATGCAATTAAATGTTAAATCTGGAGTGATAGAATATAACAAATTCAATGAATTGCTATCCTGGAGTTTTAGCAATGCTAAAGTAGTAGCTAATTCATTTGGTGAAATTAAAGTTGATAAAGAACCCAAAGCAAGAACTAAAAGAATAGATCCAGTTGATGCTTGTATAGATGCTCATGTTGCATACATGAAGTTTAAAGAAGATATAAATTTAGATGCAGAAATGGAAAATTATTTAGAAGCTATGGGTTGGAATTAGAAAGGCAGGTGAGAAAATGAAAATATTTAATAAGTGGGAGATACAGAAGATTAGTAACAGTACTGGTTATGATATATCTGAATGGCTTAAATTGGCCGATTTTTTAGGTATAGATAAGAATATGGATAAAGATGCACGATCAGAAGCTACATATTTCGCTTGTTTAAAAATATTGAGTGAAGCAGTCGGCAAACTTCCATTAAAACTATTACAAAAAACTAAAAAAGATGGAGTAATAGAAGCAACTAAACATCCACTATACAATGTTGTAAGAAACAGGCCTAATAGGTTTATGACTTCAACCACATTTTGGAGTACCAATGAATATTATAGAGATCATTTTGGAAATGCGGTATCAATGATAGTTGGCTATGGTGCTAATATGCAATTAATACCACTGGATTATTCAAAACTAGAGATTTGGTATGATGATGGAAAATTATTAAGTGAAATACCTGATGTTTGGTATTTATATAATGCTGGTGAAAAGTATTATAAATTATCAAGTGAACAAGTGTTACATTTTAAAACTTCAATAACTGAAAACGGAATAAAAGGTTTAAGTGTTAGAGAAATGTTGAAATCAACAATCGAAGGTAATCAAAAATCGCAAAAAATGCAAAATGCTTTATATGATACTGGATTTACTGCAAAAGCAGTTGTTCAATATACTGGTAGTTTAAATGATGATAATGTAAAGAAGTTCCTTCAAAATATAGAAAACTATGCTAAAGGAAATGTTGATGCTGGAAAAGGATTAGTTCCAATTCCACTAGGTTCAACATTAACACCATTAAATACTAAATTAGCAGATAATGAGTTTCTAGAATTAAAGAAATATAGTGCTTTACAAATTGCGGCAGCATTCGGTATAAAACCAGTACAAATAAATGATTATTCTAAGTCAAGTTACGCTTCTAGCGAAAATCAAAACTTGGCTTTTTTAGTTGATACATTGCTTTTCATATTAAAGCAATATGAAGAAGAACTAAATTATAAATTGCTAAGTGATAAAGAGATTAAACAAGGCTATTTCTTTAAGTTTAATACTGGAATGTTATTAAGAGCGGATATGAAAACTCAAATAGAAAGTATTACTCAAGCAATTAGCAATGGACTATATACTCCAAATGAAGGTAGAGCATATTTAGATCTAGAAGCTAAAGATGGTGGAGATAGTCTAATAGTTAATGGCTCTATGATAAGAGTTGAACAAGTAGGTTCACAATATGGAGCAAAAAATAGTTCTAATGGTTCTAATGAACCTTTAGATATAAATGTTGATGGTGAAGGAGGTGATGAATAATGAATAAGAAGTTTTATGAGTTCAAAAACATAACTTCATCAGAAGCGGATTTGTTCGTATATGGGGAAATCGTTCAAGAAAAGTCTGTTGATTGGTGGACTGGTGAAGAAAGTCAAACTGATGTTGGATTAATGGATTTTAAAGAACAACTTGATAGTATCGGTAATGTTCAAAAATTAAATTTATACATTAATTCACCAGGCGGTGATGTTTTTACTGCTTCAACAATGATTAGTATGTTGAAAAGAGTTAAGGACAAAGGAACAACTATTAATGCTTATGTAGATGGATTAAGTGCAAGTGCTGCTTCATTTTTAATGATGGTTGCAGACAATGTTAATCTTTATAAAAATTCTACGGTAATGATACATAAACCTATGTCATGGGCTGTTGGAAATGCTAATGATATGCAAAAAACTATTGATGCATTAAATAAAATTGAAGAATCAGTAATGATGCCTATGTATATGAGCAAGTCAAAAGTTAGTGAAGAAGAAATAAAATCACTTATTGATGCCGAAACTTGGTTAAGTGCAAAAGAAATGGATAAGTATTTCAATGTTACTTTACTAGATGAAGAAAAGACAGCAGTAGCAAGTATATCTAGTAATTTATTTAAAAATTACAAAAATGTACCTGATTTTATTAAAAATTCACTAAAAACAGTGCAAAACGATGAAAAAATCGAAGAAAATGCACAAAAACCGGGAAAACCGGAAGAAATAGAAGAAAACGAGCCAGTTTCTAGTGAAAACACACCAGAAAATAGTGAAAATGAACCTATTTCAACAGAAAACCAATCAAAAGAAGAAGAAATTAAGGCCAGATTAAAAATGGTCAATATCTCATTAAAATTAAAAGATATGAAAGAAGGAGAGGATAAATAATGAATAAGAAAATGAGAGAAATTAAAGCACAAATTGAAGCTTTAAATGAAGAAGCAAAAAATTTATTTGAAGCAAAAGATGTAGAAGGTGCTGAAAAGAAATTAGATGCTATTGATGCATTAGAAAAGGAATATAAAATTGCTGAAAGATTATTTCAAGGTGAAAAAGAAGAAGTAACTAATGAAGTAATCGATAAAGTAAAATCAGTAAATAAAGTAAAAGCATTTGCTGATAACATTAAAAAAATAAGAAATTCAATGAATGAAGGAACTGGAACTGATGGTGGTTATACAGTACCAGAAGATGTTTCTACTGATATTGAAAAATTAAGAGAAGCTAAGTTCTCACTTGAACAATTAGTAAGTGTAGAATCTGTTTCAACAATGAGTGGTAAAAGAACTTATAAAAAGAGAAGTTCACAAACTGGATTTAGCAAAGTAGGAGAAGCTGGTAAAATTGGTTCAAAAGCAACTCCAAAATATGATAGAATCGAATATTCAATTGATAAATATGCTGGTATTCTTCCAGTAACAAATGAACTATTTGATGATAGCGATGCTAATATTTATAGTGAATTAACTGAATGGATAGCAGATGAAAGTCGTGTTACAAGAAATAAATTAATTCTTGAACAAGTTAATACTAAGGCAAGAACAAAAATAGCTGGATTAGATGGTATTAAGAAAGTATTAAATGTAACTTTAGGTCAAGCATTCAAACCAACTTCAGTAATCGTTACTAATGATGATGGTCTAAATTATTTAGATACATTAAAAGATAGCGATGGTAAATACCTATTAAGTGCTAGTCCTGCTGATCCTATGAAAATGGTTTTAGCTGCTGGTGCAACATCAATTCCAGTAAGAGTTATACCAAATGCTGATTTAGCAAATGAATCTGTTTATACAACAACAAGTGATACAGATGTTGTTTCTGGAAAAACTTATTATACAAGAACTGGTTCAGGTACAACAGCTTCACCTTATGTATATACAGTAGTTGAAACACCAGCTAAAGCAAGTATATCTACATATTATGAAGTAACTGCAGTACAATATCCATTTATTATTGGAGATTTAAAAGAAGGTATTAAATTCTATGATAGAAAGAAATTAAATATCATGACTTCAAATACTGCTGCTGCAGGTGAATTAAATGCATTTGAAGAAGATTTAACATTATTCAGAGCAATTGAACGTGAAGATGTAGTTGTTCGTGATAAAGATGCATTTGTTAATGGTTATATTGAAATTTCAACAGTAGCATCTGCTTAATAGGAGGTGTTTTAAATGCCTACAATAGAAGAAATCAAAGACTATTTAGGAATTGATTATGATGATGATGTTTCAAATAGAAACATTAAGAAATATATGAATGTCGCTGATAGTTGGTTAAAAGGTGCTATTGGAGAAAATTATCCAAAAAATGATGAAAGAGCTAAACAATTAGCTCTTTTTGTCATTGAGGATTTATATGATAGAGGATCATATTCTGTAAAAGAAAATAAGAACATTGAAAAAATGAAAAATGACTTTATAATGCAACTTCAATGTGAAGGTAGATAATAATGGCTAGTTATAATAGACCAATACTAATTCAAAAGTTAGATGAAGATACTGAAAAATGGAGTGATTATTATCTTACTCATGCGAATGTTAATAAAGCAAGTGGTAAAGAATATTTTAATGCTTCAACAAATATCAGTAATTCAACATATAACTTTAAAGTTAGATATTGTGAAAAATTAAAAGAGTTATTATTTAATACTGAAATATATAGAGTTGTATATGAAAGTCGCTGCTATGATATTGAAAATGTTGATAGATATGCTGAAAACAAAACAGAATTAACTATTATAGGTGATTATAATGGCAAGGCCTATACAAGTTGATAATTTAAGTGCTGCAATAAATAATGAACTAAAATTATATAGTTCAGAAGTTGTCGCTGGAATGAAAAAAGCCAATGATAAGTGTATGAAAGAATTTGTAGAAGATACAAAAAGAGATGCACCTAGAGGTCGTAGGCAAAAATATTATAAAAATATTACTAGCAAAACAACTTTAGATACACCTAATCGTAAAGTTAATACCTGGTATGTTAAAGATCCAGAATATCGACTAACTCACCTAATTAAAAATGGCCATGTTACTAGAAAAGGTGGCAGAACCAAAAAAAATGATTTTATTGATAAAAATTATGAGAAGTTAGAAAAAGACTTTGAAAAAGAGGTAAAGGAGGTAATCCAAAATGGACATTAAAAAATGGTTTGAAGATGGAACTAAATTAACCATTAAAGAAAATCGATATAGAAAGATGCCTCCTCTACCCTACAATATTTTTATTGATGATGAGTATGTTAGAGGTGCAGATTTAAAAAATAATATCATAGAACATAATGTTACTATTGAGCATTACAGTGAATCTATTGATACAAAAAATGAAAAGATCATTGAAAACTTTTTAAATAGCGAATCAAGACATTTTGAAAAAAATAGAGAGTGGCTGCAAGAAGAAGAAATGTGGGTAACACTCTACGAATTGGATACATTTTTAGAAAAAATAAGAAAGGAAGGTAATTAAAAATGGGTAAGAGAAGTAATGAAACTATCACTTTAGGAAGTGGTAAATTATTCTGTTTAAAATTTGAAAATAGTATGTATCTTAAGACAGTTGATACAACACTTGTTGATCAAAAAGAATATTATACAAAGAAAACTAGCGGAGAAGGTTATGAAAAAGTTACTAATCCATCTGCAGATAAGTTAAATACATACTATGAACTTGTAAATGGTATTCCTAGTGATGCCTTATTAGAGCAAGAAGAAAATAGATTAGCTTGGATAAAAGGTGGTGCTTCACTTGAATATAGTGGTGAGTTCTACGATGCTAAAGATGATTTAGGAATGGTATCAAAAAGAAAATTAACAACAGAAGATGTTAAATTAAAATCAGGTATCATGACTTGGAACGGTCAAGTTCTTAAGAAATTATGTTCTACTGCAAGAGTAACAGAAGCTAATGGTGTAAGAACTGTTAAAATTGGTGGAACTGGTAATGATGATGGAGCAAGTTATATATTCCACTTCTTACATGAAGATCCAGTTGATGGTGATGTAAGAATAACTATGGTTGGACAAAATACAAGCGGATTTACATTACAATTTGCTGCAGATGCTGAAACAGTAATCGATGCTGAAATTAGTGCTGTTGCTGGTAAACTTGATAATTCTGGAACACTTGTAATTATCAAAGAAGAAATAGATGCTACTGCATAATAGGAGGTAATTTAAATGTTAGATTTAACTATTTATAAATCAAGATATTATGAAGTTAAAATGAGTGAATCAGAAACTATCCATATTGAACCGCCAAAAAGAAAGCAACTAAAAAAGATATTATCATTAACTAAAAATATGAAAGCTGAATCTTTAGATGAAACTGATATTGATAATTTATATGAAGCATTAACAATAGCAGTTAATAAGAACAAAGAGAATAAAGAATATTCGCAAGAAACAATTGATGATATATTCAGTTTGAATACTTTATTTGCATTCTTTGATGGTTATTATACTTGGGTTGCGGAAAATCTTGACCAAAAAAACTAGAAATTCCTTACTATCCAAAACCTAAAAAAGATGGTAAGGAAAATCCATACATAATTGAAACAGTTGAAGAAAAAACTATTTCAAAATATTTAAATATTCCACTATTTGAAGTTGATGAACTTGATGTAGTGGAATATAAGTTTTATTTGAGAGAAGCATTTATTTATAATTGTTCAATGACAGAAGAAGGAATTGAATATTTAATAAATGCAAAAAGATTAGAGACAACCGATCCTGAAAGGGATAAATTAAGAAACAAGATGAAAGGACAATAACTGACAAAGTTGTTGTCCTTCTTTTTTTCTAGAAAGGAGGTTGAATTATGGCAAGTAATCGAATTAAAGGTATTACTATTGAAATTGATGGTAATGCTACAAAACTTAATGAAGCATTAGATGGTGCTGAAAAATCCAGTAAAAGTTTACAAACCGAATTAAAAGGTGTTAACTCTTTATTAAAATTAGATCCCTCGAATGTTGAATTATTAAGGCAAAAGCAAGAGTTATTAACACAAAGCATAAGTGCAACAGAAGATAAATTAAAAACATTAAGAAATGCACAAGCTCAAGTTCAAGCACAATTTGAAAAAGGCGATATTACTGCTGAACAATATAGAGACTTTCAAAGAGAAATAGTTGCTACTGAACAGAAATTAAAACGTTTAAAAGATGAACAAAAAGATTTTGGTAGTGTAGTAGAACAGCAAATGAAAGTAGCGGGCAAGAAAGTTGAAGAATTTGGCGGTAAAATTGAAGAGGCAGGCAAAAAGTTTTCTATTTTATCTGCTGGTGCTACTGCTGGTTTAGGTTATGCTGCTAAAACTGCTGGTTCACTTGAAGGAGCGGTAAATAAAGTATCTGTTGCTACTGGAATGGGCAAAGAAAGTACAGAAGAATTTAAAGAAGTTCTAAAATCAATTCATGATAATAATTTTGGTGAAGATTATAATGATATTGCTGAAAAAATGTCTTTAGTAAGGCAAAACTTGGGCGATATTTCTAATGTAGATCTTCAAAACATAACCGAACAAGCCTATATGTTAGAAGATGCCTTTGGGATGGATTTTAACGAAACCTTAAGAGGTGTCAATGGACTTATGACTAACATGGGTTTAACTGCTGAACAAGCTTTTGACTATTTAGTAGTTGGGGCCCAAAATGGTTTAAATAAATCTGATGAATTAGCCGATAACATTGCTGAATATTCTCAATTATGGGGGCAAGCAGGTTTTAGTGCTGAAGAAATGTTTGTAATCTTACAAAATGGATTAGATAGCGGTGCTTATAACCTAGATAAAGTTAATGATTTAGTTAAAGAAATGGGTATATCATTAACCGATGGAAGAATTGAAGAAAATTTAAGTTCATTTAGTAGTGAAACACAAAATCTATTTAAAGAATGGCAAAACGGTGGAGCAAGTCAAGCTGATGTAATTAAAAGTATTATTAATGATTTTAATAATATGGAAAATGAGCAAGAAGCATTAACACTAGCAGGAACTATTTGGAGTGCATTAGGTGAAGATAATGCAATGAAAATTATTACTTCACTAGGTAATGTAAATAATACATATAAAGATGTAACTGGAGCAGTAACAGAAGCTAGTGATCAAATGTATAGCGGAACTGGTGTTAAAGCTGAACAAGCAATGAAGAAAATTCAAACTGCTTTTCAAACAATGGGAGATGCAATACTTCCAATATTAACACCTATTATAGAAAAGATAGCTGATTTAGCAACTAAGTTTAGTAAATTAAATCCTACAATTCAAAAGATAGTATTAATTGTTATGGGATTAGTTGCAGCAGCAGGACCAGTGTTAATATTTGTTGGAAAGATAATATCCTCAGTTGGAACTATTATAGGAGTTCTGGGGAAATTAGCACCACTCTTTAATATAATTAAAACTGCAATAACTGGTGTTACAACTGTTTTTAAATTATTAGGAACAGTAGTAATGGCCAATCCAATAATAGCTATTATAACAGCAATTGTAGCAGTATTCATATTGTTATGGAACAAGTGTGAATGGTTTAGAGATTTTTGGATAAATTTGTGGGAAAAAATCAAAGAAGTTGCTGGTGTAGTTTGGGAAGCAATAACAGGCTTTTTCACCAGTGCATGGGAGACCATTAAAGCAATTTGGGATACCGTAGCACCATTCTTTGAAGCAATATTTGAAGGTATTAAAAAAGTAGTTTATGTAGTTGTAATGTTAATTGCGGTTTACTTTGAAACTTGCTGGAACATTATTAAAGCAGTATGGGAAGCAGTAGAACCTTTCTTTAAAGCAATTTGGGAAGGAATAAAAGCGGTATTTAGTGGAGTAGTTAATTTCTTTAAAACCATATTTGAAGGAGCATGGAAAGCTATTAAATTTGTTTGGGATTTAGTAGTTGCTTATTATACCGCAATATGGAACGGAATCAAGGCAATATTTACTCCGGTTATTAATTGGTTTAAAGATATATTTAGTAAAGCTTGGGAAGGAATAAAAGCAATATGGAATAAAGCAAAAGATTTCTTTACTAATGTATGGAACGGAATTAAAAATGTATTTTCACCAGTTATTAATTGGTTTAAAGATACATTCACTAAAGCATGGAATGGAATAAAAGGTGTCTTTAGTGGAGTTAAGAACTGGTTTGATGAAAATGTCTGGGGAAAAATCAAAAGTGTCTTTAGCGGTGCAAAAGAAAAAATGGCTGAAATCGGTGGCAAGATATGGAGCGGTTTAAAATCTGCTTTCAAGAATCCTTTAGGATTAAAAGTAACTTATGAAAATGTTGGTGGTTGGAAAAGTAAAATTGTTAAAGCTTTAGGATTGAATGGATGGCCTAAATTAAGTTTTGCCGCTAAAGGTGCGGTAGCGTATGGCCCAACTCCACTATTAACTGGTGAATATCCTAATGCGGTTAATAACCCTGAAATTACAACTCCACAAAGTATAATGAGAGATACTATGATGGATGCTTTAACATCATTTAATAATCAAAGATATCAAAATGGTTCAAATGGAGATATTGGAGAATTAACTAGATTGTTAAAACAATATATGCCTCAAATTGTTGAAAATATGGATAAAGATATGGTTCTTGATGGTCGCAAGGTTGGAAAACTTATAGCACCTACAATAAACAAAGAATTGGGTGTTTTAAGTGCCAAAGAACAAAGAGGTTACTAGAAAGGAGGACTTTAAATGAATGGAGTGAAATTTGGTGATAAACATTCTATTACTAATTGGGATTTATTAATGACTTCTAAAAGTATAGGAGATCCAGAACCTAAAACACTAGCAGTTGAAATTCCCGGGAGTGATGGAGTAAAAGATTTAACAGAAGCATTTGGCGAAGTTAATTATAATAATAGAACATTAACATTTAATTTTGATTTATTTCAAAGTCCTTCTGACTGGTGGACTTTAAAAGAAAATATATCAAGATATTTGCATGGAAAGAAACTCAAAATAATTATAGATCAAGATGATGATTATTATTATTTAGGTAGATGTAAAACAATTAATTTTTCAAATGATTATACAATAGCTCATTTAACTATTGAATGTGATTGTGAACCTTATAAATATAAATTAAATGAAACAGTAGTTGAAAATACAGTAACTGCTGGAACAACATATACATTTTCAAATTTATATAAGAGTGTAATTCCTACTTTAGTTTTAAGTGCTGCTATGACATTAGAATTTAAAGGTAATACATATAGTTTAGGTGCTGGTACTCATAAAGTATTAGATATTAAATTTGTTGAAGGAAATAACAGTATTAAAGTTACTGCTGGAAGCGGAACATTAACTGTTAAATATCAAGAGGGTACATTATGATGAATTATCAAATTAAATACAGTAGTGATATTCTTTATGATTTAAGAGATGAAGAATTATTTGTAGAAAGTCCTAATCTTAATTTAGAAATAAATAAAGTTGGGACTTTAACTTTTTCTATTTATCCAGATCATCCTTATTTTGATAGATTAGAAAAATTAAAACCTAAAATAGTTGTTAAAAGAGGAAATAAAGATATTTTTAGAGGAAGAATAGTAAATGATGAGCAAGGTATTTATAATGAAAAAAATATTGAATGTGAAAGCAGTTTAGCATATTTAAATGATAGTATTTATAGGCCTAGTTCATTTACTGGTACTCCAGAAGAATTATTTGCATTAATTATTAATAATCATAATTCACAAGTAACTGATGAACAAAAATTAAAAATCGGTAATGTAACAGTTACAGATCCTAATAATTATATATCTAGAAGTTGGGAAGATTATCCTTCATCTTGGGAACTATTTAAAACAAGATTATTAGATACTTTAGGTGGTTATCTTGTAGAAAGATATGAAGATGATGGTACTTATATTGACTGGTTAGAAGATTTTAAAAGTGGTGATAATTTATTAGTTTCAACTCAATCAATTGAATTTGGTGAGAATCTAATTAATATTTTAGCAAAAAATGATGCTTCAACTACTTATAGTGTAGTAATTCCTTTAGGTTACGAAATCGAAGCAGAAGATGGCACTAAATCAAGATTAACAATTAAAAGTGTGAATAATGATAAAGATTATTTAGTCAATGAAACTGCTTTAGCTGCTTATGGATGGAAGGTAGCACCAGTTAGTGAAACAACTTGGGATGATGTAACGGTAGCAAGTAACCTTAAAACAAAAGGTCAAAAATACTTGGATAATCAAGCGGTTATGATAGCTAGTACATTAGATATAACTGCTTTAGATTTAGCAGCCGTAGATAAAGATATAGAGTTCTTTTTTATTTATAAATATGTGAGGATAAAAAGTACTCCTCATAATTTTGATAAAGCATATTTGTTAAAATCAATTAAAATTCCTTTTGATCATCCAGAAAACACTCAAATTACTTTAGGTGAAACATCAAGTACATTAACTGGAATTGAGTTAGGAAATAAGCAAAAAATAGATGGTGTAATAACTAGAGTTGAAACTATAGAAGCAGATTATGTAACTAATGAAGTAGTTGGAGAAGTAATTGAAAGTGAATTAACTAGCAATCCAAATATAACTAATATTATTAATGAAGTAGTTTCTAGCAATACTTCAATATTACAAAATGCAGAAAATATTATAATGACTGCATTACAAGACTATGTAGCAACAAGTGATTTTGAAACATTTCAACAAACAATATCAACTCAATTTGAACAAACAGCAAGTGCATTTAATTTTAATTTTACTAATCTTACAAGTCAAATAAATAATTTAAATGGTACTACTCAACAACAATTTCAAGAAATAAGTAAATATATAAGATTTGAAAATGGAAACATTATTTTAGGTGAAGCTGGTAACGAAATAACTTTAAAAATAGAAAATGATAGGATTTCATTTTTACAAAATAATAGTGAAGTTGCTTATTTAAGTAATAATAAATTAGTTGTAACTGATGGTGAGTTTCTAAATAGTTTAATTATAGGTAATTTTGCATGGAAGCCTAGAGAAAATGGCAATTTAAGTTTAGTTAAAATTGGAGGTGGTAGTTAATGGCTAAAAGTGGTTATAAAGATGTAAATGTAACTAGCGATGGTTATATTAAATTAAGGTATTCATGGAGTGCTGGAACACCAAATACAGCCAATAACTTTACTCCTATTAATTGGACTTTACAATTAATAAGTACTAATTCAACAGCAAATATTAGTTCAACAGCAAGTAAAAACTATTCAGTAACTACTGATGGAACTAAAAAAGAAGGAACTAATACAGTAGGTTTAAATGGGGGAGCAACTAGAACTTTAGCAAGTGGATCTAAAAATATTTATCATGGTTCTGATGGCAAGAAAACATTTAACTATTCTTTTAGTCAAGCATTTAATATTACATATAGTGGTGTATCAATTGGAACTATAACTGGTAGTGGAACTGGTACATTAGATGATATTCCTAGAGGAAGTACATTAGGAACAATATCTAATTTTACGATAGGAAATGCTATTACAATTCCTATTACTAAATATAGTACTAGTTTTAGTGATACTCTTAATATTTATGTAGGTGATACATGGATAAAAAGAGTAGAAGGATTAACAAATAATCAAAGCGTTTCATTTACTACTGCAGAATTAAATAATATATATGCTGCATTATCTAATGTAACAAGTGGTGTATTTAGATTTGTAAATAGTACTTATAGTGGTTCAAATATAATTGGTACAAGTACTAAAACAGCAACTGGAACAATCAATACAAATATAAAGCCTAGTATTTCAAGTATTGCATTAGCAGAAGCAGTTAGTGGCCTTGCTACTAAATTTGGTGCTTATATTCAAAATAAATCTAAAATAAGTGGAACTATAACTGCTACTGCTGGAACTGGTTCTAGTATTAAAAGCTATGCAATTACTATTAATAATTCTACATATACTTCAAATACATTTACAACAGAAGTATTAACTAAAAGTGGTAGTAATTCATATTCAGTAAAAGTAACTGATAGTCGTGGTAGAACTGTAACAAGTAGCGGAACATTTAATGTAACTGCTTATAATAATCCAACTGTTTCAAGTTTGTCAGTAGTTAGATGTAATTCTGATGGAACATTAAATGATAATGGAAATTATGTAAAAGTAAATGGAGCTGCTTCAATAACTTCATTATCAAATAAAAATGATAAAACATTTAAATTAGAATATAAATTAAAAACTGCTAGTTCATGGACTACAAATGAAACATATACAAGTTCTTATACATATACAATAACAAATAAAATAATAGCTAATATTAGTGCTGATAACGAGTATGACTTTAGAATTACTGCAACTGATTATTTTGGAACACCTAATCCAAAACAATATTCTTTATCAAGCGGTTTTACTATTCAAGATATTAATAAAAGTGGTCGAGGTATTGCTTTTGGTAAAGTGAGTAGTAAAAACGCTATGGAAATAAATATGAGTATTTATGATAGATTTAATACTCTAATCAATAATGGCCTAGCAGTATATAAACCAAATGGAGTAGATGCAGATCCTAATACTACATTAGAAGAATTAATACTAACAGAAACTAATACTCCTGAAGGTGGTTTTTGGTATATAAGAACAATATTTTATAGTAATAAAACAGCAGAAGTAAATAGAACTCAAATAGCATATCCTTATGCTTATAATTCAAACATCAATAATAAAATTTATATGAGAGTTTATGCTAATGAAGTTGGTTGGAGTGCATGGAAGCAGCCAAACGGAGATATAGCAACAATAGATGATAATAGCGGTAGAGCATTATTTAACAAAATGTCCGTTGAATATGGAAAAGTAATTATAACACCAGTAGCAAATTCACCAACTAGTCAAACTGTTTACTTCGGAAGAACATACGAAAAACCTCCTGTAGTAATGGCGGTAGCTTCAACTGGAGTAATAGGAACTGGAGTTTTAGGTGTAGCGGTAGCAAATGTAACAACAACATATGCAGTTATAGTATTAACGAGAATAAACACTGTACAAACTGGTGTGCATTTTTTAGTTATTGGAAAGGTGGTGTAATTAATGCGTTATGAATTAAATAATGATGGTTATATATCTAAAGTATTTTTTGGATGTCAAAGCGGATCATGCATTGAATATACTGGTACTATTCCTACTGGTTATGAAACTTTAGAAGCATGGGAAGAAGCGGAAGAAGATAAATTAGGAGCTTGGAAAATAGTTAATGGTAATTTAGTTTTTGATAATGCAAAATATGCCGAACTAAAAGAACTTTATAAGAAGCAAGAAGAAGATAATCATTTGGTAACTGGTAAAGAATTAAATGAAATAAAAGATGCGATAGAGATATTAGTTGATAATACCAAAGAAAGATATAAGACAGATGAAGCAGAAGGCGAAGTAGTATTAATAAATGATGCTCAAACATCTTATGCTAATATCAAATTAACAAATATAGATCCTTATTCATATAACAAAATTGATTTAATTGTAAATGGAAAGAATATGCTTTCTAACACTGCATATACTCAAACTATTAGTGGTATAACATTTAATCAAAATAACGATAGATCAATAACCATTAATGGAACTTCAACAGAAGCAATTGAGTATAACATAGCGGGTACTAGTAATAATACTGGTGCTTTTTTATGTTTCAAAAAAGGACTTAATTACTATTTATCAGGATTAGAAAATCAAACGGTAAAGATGTATTACTACGATGGAACAAATAGAACACAAATATATAGTGGTACTGGCGGAGCAATTTCATTTACTGATAGTGATAAGTTAGTAACTCAAATAGTTTTATCAATAGCAAGTGGGAAAAAGGTTGATAATGTAACTATATATCCTCAATTAGAATATGGTGATGTTGCTACTGATTATGAAATGTATAAAATTAATACACTATCAATTGATTTTAGTGAATACATAGAAGAAGGATTATTTCCTAGTGATACTTTATATCCTGGCGATACTTTATATCCAGCAGGTACAACTATAAATTATATTTTAATTGCTAATAATTCAATAATTATATGTGTAAATGATGTTGAACATACTATCGAAAAAAAGAATATATCTTTATTCGGTGGAATAGACACAATTTACACTATACAACAAACTAATTTAATTGTTGAATATAGCACTAATGTATTAGATGTAACTAATCTAGATTTCATGAAAAGTAAATCAACTACTTCTAATAAATTTAAAGTTAAATCTGATGGTTCAATAGAAGCATATGGCGGTAAATTTAATGGTAGCATTGCATTAGAAGATAATGGCGGTGAATGGTCTAATTTGACTGTTGAAAATGGCGATGGTTCTAAAGTTAATGATAGTAAAAATTCAGTTCGTTCAAATGGAATTAATGTTGTAAGTAAATTTGACTCATCTACATATATGTTTTTCTATTTAAATAGAGGTTATCCAATAATTCAAATAAATGATAGCAATGGATACCTAGCAATGGATACCACTTATGTAACAGCAGAAACAGATGATAATTATGCTTCTAATTCATGGTATAACATATTGAAATGTATAGCACCTTCAAAAAAGGAATTGAAGAAGAATATCGAACCGTTTTCTAATGGCTTAGAAATTATAAAGGGTTCGGATATATATACATATCATTTCAAAGAAGAACAAGATGAAGAAAAAAAACATATAGGTTTAATTATTGGAGATGGTTACAAAACACCAAATGCAATAACTTCTAAAAAAGAAGATGGTATAGATTTATATGCAATGGTTTCTTTATCATGGCAAGCAATTAAAGAATTAAATAATAAAATTGAAAAATTAGAAAATAAAATAAAAGAATTGGAGGAAAAATAAAATGGCTTACACAAAAACAAATTGGACTAGTACAACACCTATTAGTACATCAAATTTAAATAAAATTGAAGATGGAATATCAGCAAATGATACAGCAAATACAAATAATGCAACAAACATCACAGACATTAATAATAAGGTTGGTACATTATCAAATTTAAATACTACTGATAAAAGTGATTTAGTCAGTGCTATTAATGAAGTACTTTCTAATGACACAACAAAGGGAACTTATTCTACTAATGAAATTGTTATTGGAAAATGGATAGATGGTAAACCAATATACAGAAAAACATTTAGTTTTAATCTTGGTAGTTCTATAGATACATGGTCCACTATTGCAACCATTGACAACATAAAGCTGCCTATTAAATTTTATGGTATGTGTTGGAATGTATCTACAACATTCAATATACCTCGTGCTTATTCTAATGAAGATATAACTCTTTATTGTGATACAGCATCTAAATTGTTTAGAGAGCAACACAACTATTCATATGCAAATGGGTTACCCGCTTTTGCAGTAATAGAATACACAAAGACAACTGATTAAATGTAAAATGTGTCAATTACCTACCCTACTTTAAAGGCTATGTTTCAAATAGTAAAAAGTCCCCTAAACCTTATAAAATAAAGGTTTATATAGTGGGGTAGGGGAGTGGTTGACAGATAAAAGTGTAAACAAAAACTATAGACAAAAAAGGAGGAATTATGAATGACACTGTAATAGTAGCACTAATATCTTTTGCTGGCACATGTATAGGTTCTTTTGCTGGTATGGGTTTGATTAAATACAGAATTAGTCAATTAGAAAAAAAAGTTGAAAAGCATAACAGTGTAATGGAAAGAACATTCAAATTAGAACAACAAGTTGAAGATATGCAAGATGATATTAAAGAATTAAAGCACTCTATTTAAGGGTGCTTTTTATATTAGAAAGGAGGTTGAATTATGAAAGACATTTTTGTAAGAGCAGGAAAAACTTTTATACAAGGTTTTCTTGGAGCATTAGCAATAACTTTACCAAATAGCGACTTTAGTAATATGCAAGTATTAAAATCATTGCTAATTGGTGCTACTGCTGGCGGAATATCAGCAGTAATGAACTTAATAATTAATTATTTAAATAATAAAAAGGAGAGTAGATAATATGGTAAATATAATAAAACAAATAGTACCAGAAAGTAAGTATGGAATTAAATGTCCTTATAGTATGACACCTACAAGAATAGTAGTACATAATACAGCAAATGATGCTACTGCAAGAAATGAAATAGCATACATGACAAATAATAATTATGAGACTTCATTTCATTATGCGGTAGATGATAAAGAAATAGTGCAAGGCCTACCACTTGATAGAAATGGTTGGCATAGTTCGGACGGAAACGGTAAAGGAAATAGAGAAGGTATAGCAATAGAAATTTGTTATTCTAAATCAGGCGGAGATAGATTTATCAAAGCCGAAGAAAATGCAGTTGATCTAATCGTTTATTTATTAAAGAAATATAATTGGGGAATTGATAGAGTAACTAAGCATCAAGATTATTGCGGTAAATATTGTCCTCATAGAACATTAGATATGGGTTGGGATAGATTTATCAATATGATAAAGGCTAAACTAGAAGATAAACCAGAACCATCAAGTAATGTCGTTAATTGCTACTATAGAGTAAGAACTCAAAAGCATCAATGGTTACCAGAAGTTAAAAATTTAACTGATTATGCTGGTTGGGAAAACAGTCCAATAACTGGCATTGCTATAAGAGTAGATAAAGGATCTATTAGATATAGAGTACATCTTAAAGGAAAAGGCTGGTTACCTTTTGTTACTGGTTGTAACATAGAAGATTTCAACAATGGCTTTGCTGGTGATGGTGTCAATGTTATTGATTGCGTAGAAGTTTACTACTATACTCCAAATAATATTAGACCATACAAGAAAGCTAAATATAAAGTTAATAATTATGATTGGCAATATGATAATGAAAAAAACAATGGTCAAGATGGATATGCCGGTGTAATGGGAGTACCCGCTACTAAATTTCAAATGATTATTGAGTAATGAATAAAGATGTCAAAATTATGCTTAAAATCTATAAAACTAAAGATAGAGACTGGTTAGGCTATAAGATATATAGAAATACTCCATTAACAAGACACCATATATTTAAAAGAGTATATGGAGGTCCAGACAATGTAACTAATTATGCTCTATTAATAGAAAAGTCTCATCAAGACTTACATAAGATCGAAAAAATAGATTTACAAGCATATAACAAATTGAATAATTTATTTAGAGAATTAAATAATAGTATGCAGCCTCCTACAGAAGAATACTATAACAACATACATAAAGTTTTAAAAAGAGTTAGGGTAAAAAAGCCTTAACTCTTCTTTTTTAATGCCTAAAAAACCTTATAAAATAAGAAATTTACAAAAAATGGCAAAAACTACCAAAAAAGTATTGACATAGTTGGTAAATTATGGTAATATAGTATTGTAAGAAAGGAAAGATAGAAGTATGAAAAGAGAAATTAAGAAGGTCGAAAGATTAATTAATAAGAAAGGTTATATACCAGTGTTAAGCGGTAATGAGATAATATTCATTATTAATAAGATAACTGGTAAAGAATATACACCTAAATATAGTTTAATCGTTGGGGGTGTAGAATAATGAAAAAGATAATTAATTGGCTAAGAGATAACTTAGACATAGACTTATACGAATATTACGGAGTTAAGAAAGGAGAGAGAATATAATGAAAAAAATAGTTGTTTTAGGAAATGCATTAGGACTATTTGCAAGTGCTGGAGTAATACTTAAATATATGTATATGTTAGTGATATATCCATTCATAAGCAAACAAACAACAACCATGACTATATTTGGAATATTTGTTCTAATATTAGCGATAGGAACATTTGCTATCAATTATAATTACTTTAAAGAAAAATTAAAATAAAAAATGTAAGCGTTTACATAGAAAGAGGTTAATAATGAAACAAATTGAAACAATAGAAATTATAGGAGCTATAGCTATATTTATATTAGTAGCAATAGGAAGTTTCTGTATAGGACTTACAATGTTCAATAGATACGATGTTAATAGAGATGGAAAAGTAACAGCACAAGATTATATAGCAATTAAAAATTATATTATGGAGGAATAATGAAGAAGAAAAAAAGAATAAAAGGTTGGGTATGGTTAGCAATTGGCTTTATAAGTGGAATAGTCTATAACAATTTATTTATATATTCAGACTTAATAACAAAAGCAGATATAAATGAAAAGGATGAAATAGTACAAATAGACCAGGAAGAACAAAAGTCACTAGAAAGCCAAAAAAAACCCGAATTAGAAAGGGTAGAAGAATTAGAAAAATACATAGAAAAATGTACTCTAGATGAAGTGTCTTGCAAGATAAAAGAAGTTGCTGATAGTTATGAAGTTGATTGGAGATTGGCAGTTGCTATATCCTTGCACGAAACTAAAGATTACACATCAGTAGCATTTAAAGATTTAAATAATGTTGGCGGTAACTATAGATACGGTTCTTTAATGGCATTTAATAGTTTAGATGAAGGAATAGATTTCTTTATAAGCCATTTGAAATACGAGTATATAGATATAGGGCTTAATACTATTGAAACCATACAACCTAAATATGCACCAATAGGAGCTGATAATGATCCTAACAATTTAAATGAGAATTGGATACCTGGTGTATCTAGACGTTATAAAGAATTGGCAGGTAAATAGTATGAATGAATTTAAGTTAGAATTTTATTTTAATAAATATAAAGATAGTCCTTTGCCTAATAGAAATGAATTTAGAAGTAACTTCAAAAAAGAGCATGGCAGTTTTGAATATTTAGAAGAATTGATATTAAAAATAGAAAAATATCAATCGAAAAAATATGGTTGCACTTTGCCGAATAGTACATTTGCGAATATTAAAAGTAAAGAGGAATGTCATAAAGATGCACAAAGAGCATCAAAGAATCGAAGAAGGAGGTTAGGCTTATGAAACCAAATAAATTAACTGAAGAAGAAAAAAAGGAAATGCAAACAAAGTTTCCAAATATAAAGAAAATAAAGAAGAAAAGAAAGACTATAAAAGAATGCTTACATGCTATTAAAAATTATGATTATGCCATAGCAGAATTAGGAACAGCTAAAGAAAAAATTAAAACATTAGAAAAGTTTAACGATAGTAAGCAACAAACTATATACAGATTAATGAAACAATCTTCTGATAATGAAAAGCTCTTTGTATTGAAACTAAAAGAAAATGAAAAATTAATCAAAAAGCTAAAGGAAACAGAAGAAAAAAGAAGAGCCGCTGCTGGTAAAGCAGGTGGACTAACTACTAAAGTAAATAGTCTAGAAAAAGAAAAAATAGTATATAAGCAGATGGTAAATTCTAAAGATAAAGATTTGGAACAAGCTGCATTAATAATTAAAAATTTAAATAATAAGATTAAGAGTTTGAAAAATAAACCTACTATGGAGGAATTAAGATACTATGAAAGAACTAGAAAATCTCCTAAAAAGAAAAATAGTAAAGAAGTTTCAAAAGTTATCTAAAACCATAAAAGAGCATCATAAAAAAACGATTACTAATATCAGGTGGGAGGTTCGTTATAATAACTTAAAAAAGAAATATGATGAAAAAGAAGAAGAAATAAAGCAATTAAAAAAGCAATTAGATAAAGATGAAAACTTATCCAAGATTAGAAATCTTCAAAAGTATAATAGAATGTTATTTCGTCAAAGGAATCAATTAAGAAAAATGGTTAGGAGGTAAATATGATTTTATACATACCATTAATTGTGTTGGGGGTTATTGGTATAGCAAATGTAATAGGAATTATATTTATAATAAAAGATTGGAGGAAATGAAATGGAACAATTAATTATATTAGCATTATTTACTATATCCGCTTTGATATATGAATTAATCAAAACAAAAAAACAAAATAAAATCTTATACAATAATTATCAAACTGCTATGAAGGTGTTGTCAGAAACTGATCCAAAATTAAAAGAATACCTAGAAAGAGAAGGTAAAATTTAATGCAAAAGATAGAATATAAAGGTTATACAATATCACAGGCAAGTAACAATCATGTAATGATATGCAAAGATAATAAAATGTTATTTCATGCAGAAATGACAAAAAAATTAAATGAAGAAGAATTGAAAAAACAACTACACTTTTATTTAGTTTTATGTGAAAACATGGAAGGAATAGTAGGTGATAGTAATGAATAAAGAATTAATTAAATTAATCAATGAAAATCCTGATTTACCCATTTATGCTTGGGTAGATGGAGAGATTTGTGAAGATAATTGTGGTTACTGGTTAGGACAATTTGGAAATGCAGAAATAAAAGAATATGCAAAAGTAGAAACTTATGATTGGTACGATAAAGATTATGTTTTTAGAGATGATTATGAGGAATATTTAGAATATCTATTAAATGAAAATGAAGATTTAACCGAAGAAGAAGCAATAAAACAAATAGAAAATTTGGATTATAAAAAAGCAATATTTGTATATGTAAATATGCCAGTTAATTTTTAGGAGGTAAAGAATGAATAGAAAAATAGATGAATTAGGCCGTTTAGTTATTCCTAAAGAAATGAGAAAACAATTAGGAATTAACAATAACGATCTAGTTAATATAGAATGTACTGGGGATGCAATTTTAATAACTAATCCTAATAATATTGATTATAAATCAATAGCAGATAAAGCATTATGTTATATAAAAGATAAAGAAGTAATTGATTTAGATTATTTAGAAAAAATATTAAAAGGTGAATAACCTTTTTTATTTTGTTTCAAATAGAAACATATTACTTTACTTTTGAAACATCATATTATATAATAATATATGTAAGGTAGTTAATACAAATAAACAACAAAGGGGAAAAAACAAAATGAAAAACATCTACCGTAAATTAACAAAGGAACAAAATGAAAGAGGAGTTATCTTTAGCAGCGTATTAGCAAATAACCTGAATCAATATGATGAAGATATGGTTCATGAAGTATTTGAAGATACTTACAAAAAAGAATTAGTAATCGAAAGATTATCAAATGCAGATTTCTTTAATGAAGCATACAAATACAACATTATTAGAAAATAAAATAGAGGGAGATTTATTCTCCCTTTAATGTTTCAAATAGTAAAATTAAAAAGGGGTAATGAATAATGATTAAATTAAATGCAATTTTTGTTGGTGGAAAATATAACAAACTTGAGGTAACTCATGATGAACTATTGAAACTAGGTAACGGATCGTTTAAAGAAGATAAAAGCATTATTAGAAAACAAGGCCTTTTATGTCATAGAAAAGAACTTGATAATCAACCGCTTATAGACGGCTATCTAGGGCCAATGTGGGATGGTGGAAGATTAAGATATGAAACACAAGAAGCATACAATATATTAAGTAGATAAGTATTAAGAGGAGATAATATTTCTCCTCTTTTTGTTTCAAATAGAAACATATTACTTTACTTTTGAAACATCATATTATATAATAATATATGTAAGGTAGTTAATACAAAAAACAAAACAAAGGGGAAATACAACATGTTAAAAAAAGTTAAAACTTCAGATGAAACACTTCAGCATTTTTGTGATAAAAGAGCAAGAGGTTATAAACCTCCAGTAGATATTTTCTTACATGATATAACAGCTTATTTTCATAAAGAAGAAAACGGTAAAATTGAATTGGTCAAAATCAAATATTGTCCGTTTTGTGGTGTAGATGTAGAAAGTGAAAACTGCTAGAAAAACGGGAGATTTATTCTCCCTTTAATGTTTCAAATAGAAACATATCATTTTACTTTTGAAACATTAACGTGTATAATAATATATGTAAGGTAGTTAATCAAACAACAAAGGGGAAAGCAAAATGCTAACAACAAAACAAGCTCAAAAGAAAATTGAAAAGTTCTATAATAAATCATTTAAAGATTATGAAGAACACATCAATTGGTTTCCGGATTATGAAACAAATAAAACTTATTCTTGGAACTTTGAAATTGGAGATAAAAGATTAAGAATTGAATGTGATAAACAATACGGAACAATCACTCTCTATTGAGAGTGATGTTTCAAAAAGTAAAATCAAAAAGGGGTAATGAATAATGATAGCATTAGCAAAAGAGTTACAAGAAGCATTTGAAAAATACAACTGGTGGTCATGTGATGATGATAAAATTGATTGGTACGAACTGATGGACACAATAAATGATCCTACTGATGAAAAAGAAATAAAACAAGTAATCAATGACTTAAAAGCAGCAACAAAGTAGCAAAGATTAAAGAACCTTAAACGGTTCTTTTTTTTTGTTGGTATAATAACATATATTACTATGGTTCAGTACTATAAGTACCACACACCTACAAGCAGTTCCACCAACAATAAAAAACCCTTGAAAATCAAGGGTTTTAGCAATTACATATAAATAGTTAATTCCATATCATCAGAATCATTTCTTCTCCAGTTCATCCTTTTTGTCTTTTTATAAACAATTTTTTCTATAAATGATTTTAATAATTCATTTTTATCTGTTATACTTTCAAGTGTATTGTATTGTTTGATGCAGTTTGCCAAAATGGGAACTGCTTTTTTATATTGTATTATAATCTCTTCTTCATCTTTATTGGAGAGTTTATTTTTCTCTTTTTCTAATTCTTCAATTTGTGCTTCATAATATTTTTTATCTTCCAAATATTCCTCATAACTAAATTTTTCTTCATTGTAATCTCTTCGAGCATTTCTTAAAGCAACTTTAAATTTAGATAATTTTGTTTCAATTTGCTTCAATCTTTTTTCATTATTGGTCTTTTTCTTTTTTGCTTCTTGTTCGTAATTATCAAGAAAATAATTATAATCATCTAATGTTTCTTCTAATTTTTTAAGTATAGCCGCTTCAACGGTATCTAATGTACTAGATACATTTTTACAATTTAAATCTGGACATTGCAGCATATCTTTTCTAGGTTCAGGTTCTTTATATGTTGTAATTTCTTTATCAAATTTTTTGCCTTTAATATTTAAGAGTTTTTTTAGTTCAGGCCATTTTTCAGTAAATACATCAGAATAAATAATTTTTTCTTCTTTCTTTCTAAACCATCCAGCAACTAAAGCTTTTGTTAAATTTAATTCGTTTGCAATATCTTGAAGTGATAAATTAGTTTGATTTTTATGTTTGGTTAAATATTGTGATAATTCCAGTTTATTAATTTCATAAACTCTTATTTTTTTTCTTTCGTGTTTTCTAGTGCAAGGATTTCTTACAAGTGATCTACCACAATAAGAACAAAATACAACACCAGCTAAAGGATTTTTAAGTTCACGATTTAGACCAGTTCTTGAATTAGGATTATTCTTTATTTTTGCTTGTGCTAGTTCGTACATTTCTTTAGAAATAAGTGGTTCATGTAATCCTTTAACGATTAAATAATTTTCTTGTCTAGGTCTTGTTTTTACAATTCTTTCACCATCAATTAATTTTTTTAAAACTTTTCTTTTTTCATTTACTAAAACACCATAATAAGTTTCATTTTCAAGTATGTTGTTTACCATGCCATAATTCCAGGGAGTTTTAGTTCTTGACTCACATCCTTGCTGATTTAGATAATTTGCTAATTCGTGGCTGCTCATACTTTCAACAAATAATTCAAACATCATTTTAACAATAGGTGCTTCAACTGGATGTGGAACTAATTTAAAACCTTTATCAAGTTTTTCTCTATCATAGCCAAAAGGAGCGGTTGAATAAATATATTTACCTTCTTCTAAACTTATCTTTTTACCTCTTCTTAAAATGGTTTTAGTATATTCCAGGTATTCATTACCTTGTGTTAATTCCATCTCAAATATTTTGCGGTCAAATTTGTTATTTAAATCGTAAGTTTTAGATAAAGTTATGCATAAGGTATTACTATATCTAAGTACATTTACAACACGACCACAATCCTCCATATCTCCCCTGGAGAGTCTTTGAGGTTCTACAACCAGTACCGCTTTAATATCATCATCCGCTAATTTATTAAATACTTTCTTAATTTCAATACGATCATCAATTGTTTCACCAGAAACAATCTCACGAAAGATATTTTCTTCTGGTATTCTTTCGCCAAAATTTCTTATTGCATAATCTTGTAGCATTTTTTCATGTCTTGCCAAAACGACTTGTAAATCCTCTTTTTCTTCATTTCTTGATTTCCTTAAATAAATTATTATTTGGTGTACTTTAATTGTTGATAAAACATTAAAAAGTTGTTCTATGTTTTCAATTTCCATAATTTTTATGTTCCCCTTGATGAAATTATTTGATTAAATAAAATTGTTTCAAATAGTAAAATTAGTTCGTATGAATGAAACAAAAGCATTGTTTTTTATATAACTACATATATTGTTTTGAGGTGATTTTTATGAAAGTAAAAGTTATTATGCAACCGCCAACAAAAGAAAAATTAAAAATCATTTACGATACATGCAATAAAATTTTTCGTGATAATGAAGAAATGTTTTACACAAAAGAACAAGTTAAAGAATTAAAAAAAGATAAGTCAAATGTCTTTTTGTAGTTCATCTTTAGCTTTGATAAACATTCTCATAATTTGCTCTTGAAGTTCTTGTTTATCTTCAAAAGGAATATCATTATTTTCAAAAATTAATCTTGCTCGTTCCAAAATCTCGACTGTTTCAATTGCATCAGTATCTACACCTAGAGTAGAGAGAGTAACACCAAAATAATCTGCAACAGTTTTAATTTGTTGGATGTTCAAATTTCTTTTACCATTTTCTAAATTACTCCATTGAGAGCGGGATACACCAATTATTTGAGAAGCTTGAAGTTGATCTAATCCTCTTGCCTTTCTCAATTCCTTAATCCTTTTACCAATTTCAGTAGTATCTAATGACTTATTATTCATTGTTATTGCTCCTTTTTGTTTATTATAAAGACAAGTTAATTTTATCTTATATTATTCAAAAAGTAAAATTATATGTTTATTTTGTAAAATAATAGTTGACATTTTTTGTTATTTTGGTATAATTATAATTGTAATGATACATGAAATATAAAGTGTATTATTCAAATAGTGAAATTATATAAATATCATGAATCATAAGTTAGGAGGTGAATAAATGAAGTGTTTGAAGTTGCTATTGTTTAGAAAAGAACATCAGCTTAAACAATATGAAATAGCAGCTAAATTAGGAATAACAAGACAACATTACAATAGGTTGGAGAATGGTAAGAGCAATCCATCAGAAAAGCTTTATCAGAAGATTGAAAAAGAATTTAAAGATGTGAAAAATGCAAGAGAATTATTTAACAGAAGTTAGTCAATAGATAGTCGATTTAGTGAACTCGCAATAATATGAACATCTGCTTTGTTATAGTGTTACTTGAATACATTTTGAAAAGAGGATTTAAATGAAATCAGAAAACATATTAGCAGTAATTGAAGAACTAGGTTCAATCATCATTAACTATAGAACAACAGTAGCAATTGATAAATATGAGCGGGAACGACTAGAAAAGAAAATTATAGAAATCGAGCAACATATTGAATCTTATTTAGATAATGATCCAACAGAAGCGGAATACAAAGATTTAATAAAATAATTTGTATTGTAAATGTTTCAAATAGTAAAAAAATACAGTTTAACAGAAAAATGAAAGGTGAATGATAATGCTTGTAATGAAATATTACAAAGTAGCGAATCACACAATATGGTTTTTCAGATATTTAAAAAGTGTCATTGAAAAATTAAAAGTGTATTTGCTAAATAAATATCATCCGAAATTTATTAGAAAGGAGAGTGAATAGATGGGTTTTATATTATTAGTGATAGGTATATTGGTGATCTTAATTTTATTAGATCTAGCGATTAGTTTGTTTATAGAACTAGATCAAATGTTGAATTATACCATACCAAATTGCATAAAAAAATTATATAATGCCGGTTCAAAAATCGTAAAAACTATTTTACATAAAAATAAGTAGAGAAAGGAGAGTGAAAAAATGAAAGTAGACCACTTTGAATGGATAGTTGATTTAGAAAAATTTATTAGTAGAAAAGACATAAAAGTAAAATATATAACTAGAGCAACAGACTGCCATTATGTGTTTTATAAAGAAAAACGACTACCAAAAATCATAAAAAGTATTTTACATAAAAAATAAGACTTAAAGCCTTATGAAATAAGGAAAAAATTAATATACATATAGTGCAATATAATATAAAGGTTATGTTGCAACAAATATATAGGGAAAAGAGGTGTTAAAAATGGAATTATGGATTAGAAGTCAAGATGGAAAAGATTTAGTTAAAGTTAATTCTTTATGGATAATGGATAATCAAATATGGATGGAAGTTCCTTTTTATGAAAATCATAAGAAGTTAGGATTAACTGTATCAGGACATAATCATAAACTAGCAGAATATAAAACAAAAGAAAGAGCATTAGAAGTATTAGATGAGATACAAAGTAAATTAACTCCAAATTTTAAGATTAATGGATCGTATCAAGAAATGGATTTAACGGTCAAAGCATACTTGCTCAATACACAATATGGAGTAATTTATAAAATGCCAAAAGAATAGGAGATGAAAGAGTTAGGATGAAAAGGGAATTTGATTATAATTGTATATCTCTAGAAGATATAGATATTAATGATCATCTAGCATTTATATGTGATGGTGATAATAAAAAAATAATAGTAGAAAGTGAAAATTAAATAAGGAGGAATTATGAAAATAGAAGATATTAAAGATTTACTTGAGGAAATAGCACCAGATAAAAATGGTGATGGATACATAGATTGCGGAACTGCTAGTGATTATACTGATAATCATCAATATGAAAGGATTATAGCAGCATTAAAGCAGAACGTTGAACTTCAACAAAAAAATGATGAATTAACTAAAAAATTAGAAGAAGTTGAAAGACAAGGAATGGAATCATTAATAAAACTAGAAGCAGTAAGCAAAACTCAAAAAGAACAAGCAGATATTGCTAATAGACTAATAGATGGTGTTAGGCAATTAATAACAGATAATCATGTGAAAGATGATAAGGTTATAACAATCGGTGATTATATATTTGATGGTAAGGCTATAAGAATCGGTGATTATATATTTTACAGTAACGGTGGCTTTCATTATGATCCAATTAAAGAAGTTGAACCAATTGAATTAAAAATTAAAATAACTGAAAATTCAGATAAAAATAAAATATGTCCTATTTGTAAAGGAGATATTGGAGAATATCCAGCAATATCAAGAAGAGATAACAAAACAGAAATATGTTCTCATTGCGGAATGATGGAAGCACTTGAAGAATTTCATAAAGCAAATAAGGATGATGAAAATGAAACAGACATTTAAAGATCAATGTGATGTATGCAATAAATGGACTTACTGCAAAGGATATAAAGGCCTGGTGCTATGCAATAGATGTTTAGTGAAAGAATCCGCTAAATCTCCAAAAATAGTAGGTGATAAAGATGGACAAAAAAGATTTGACTTCTAAATTAGATGAATGGTTATTAGAGCTTAAATATGATGAAAAGGCTACTAATACACTAAAACAATATAAAACTAATGTCATGAAGTTTATAGATTGGCTTCCAGATGATGAAACGATAACTAAAGATACTACAATGAAATATAAGGACTATTTAAGAACAATTACTGAAAGTCCTAAAAGCTTAAATGTTTGGATAGTTGGTTTAAATAAGTATCTTAAATGGTTAGGCCATAACGATTTAACCATTAAAAAGGTTAAGATGCAGCAGCAAAGTAGTAATGAATCATCATTAACAATAGCAGATTTTAAAAGGCTTTTGAGAATATCTAAAAGCATAGGCAATGAACAATTATATTACATAATTAAAGTGTTAGGAATGACTGGCTGCAGAATAGGAGAACTTCAATATTTTACAGTAGAAAACATTGAAAAAACACCTAGAAAAAATATCAAAGTTTTTAACAAAGGCAAAGATAGAGAGATAGTCATACGACAAGATTTATCAAGAGAATTAAAACATTACTATAAATCTAAAAATATAGAAAGTGGCTACATATTTCTATCTAACGATCCTAAATGTAAAGGCAAAATGCCGGCAATATCCACTATATTTAGACAAATGAAAAAAGTTGCTGGAATAGCAAGAATAAATAAAGAAAAAGTACATCCTCATAATTTTAGGCATTTATTCGCACAAGTATTTCTTGATGCTTATCCTGAAAATGTTCTAGATCTAGCCGATTTATTAGGCCATAACGATTTAAAAACAACTAGAATCTATACTAAAACGTCTGGAGAGCAAAAGAGAATTAAACTAGAAAAAGTTAAATTTTAAGTAAGTATAATTTACTAAATGAAAAATTATTCGTGGGTTATAAAAAGAATAGTAAAAATTAATTTACTATTTGAATAAAGGGAGAGTGATTAGATGAAAAAAATAAATCTCGATTTATTTACAAAAGAAGAATTGGTTGATTACATAATGTATTTAAAAAGAAAAGTAATAGAATACGAAAAATACTATCATGTAGAAATTGAAATAAGAGAACCATGTCAATCCGATCCATTAGATGCTAGAGCTTGTGAGGTGATAAAAATACCTCCTAAAAAAATGGTAGTTGACATATCAAAAATATCAAAAGTCAAAGAAGTATTTAAAAATTATTTATAAAGGAGAGTGAATAGATGAAAGAAGAAGAATTAAAAGATTTTTTATATAGCGGTAAAAATCAAGAATTAGATTATAAAAATGAAGTATCCGCATGTTTAAGTGCGGTATTAGAAATATTAATGCAAGAAGGTTTAACTACTTTTGATAAATTTAAAGAACTTAAAAGAAAATACATTGAAGAAATTCAAAATCAACAAATAGAAGCATTGACCGATGAAGATATAAAAAATATTGAAGCTGTTAGAAAATTTAATGATCTATTTGGAAATATATTTTAAGAAGGAGAGTGAATAATAGATGACAAAGTTAATTAAAAATTGGGAAGAATTATCAAGAGTTCCAGCGAATGATAAATATAAGATTATAGTAAATGATTATTGTGGTTGGATTGTTCCAATTTGTGATGTACCAGATAAAGACAATGATTTCATTTGTAATTGTCCAAACAATGCTGATTATAATAATCATGTATATTTATCTACTCATACTTTTTATGGAAAATGTTTCAAATATTCTACTGAATTATTACAAAAATATGGTTTTGATATAGAAATAGATAATTGGGATAAGGAGAGTGAATAGATGGATGATGCTTTTGAAAAAATAAGTGAAGGAGCAAATTTATTAGCAGAAGGTTTGGCAAAGTTTATGAATAATTTAGTTGATACCTTTACTACTGCATTTAATCAAGCATGGCCTAAATTAAAATCAATACTTAATTTTATGGATAAAACTATGACCAAAAAGAAATTTAAAAAAATGCTTCAAGCTGCAGGAATACAACGAAATGAAATAAATAAAATTGTAGCAAATAATAAAGATCCATATACATATAGAAGATTAATTGAAACATTGAACTTATATAGAAAGGAAGGTGAATAAATGAAAGCACCAACTAAAAAAATTCATATAAAGACAGTAGAGGAATTGCAAAAGAAAAGATGGGATTTATTCGGTTACGAGATTCATATGCCATACAAAGAATTTAAAAAAATGTCAGAAGAACTAAACAGAACATTAATAGCACAAATGAATTGTTTTGAAACAGAAGATTAGGTTCGATTTTTGTAAAAACTATTTTAGATAGTAAAAACTAGTTAAAGCATTGATATATATAGGCTTATTCAATGTCTACTAGGTGCAATATAACATAGCGGTTATGTTGCAGAGAATATATAGAGAAAAGAGGTGATCATAATGAGTGCAAAAGAAATGTTTGAAGAGTTAGGATATAAATTAATTTGTTCACACTTAAAACCAAAAGAAGTAGATAATTATCAATTTATATATGAAAATCATGATAATAATCCTCGCTGGATAGAATTTAGAAAAAAAGAAGGTAAACTTTATTTATATATTTCTCATAGAAAATTATTTGATAATATCTATGATGATGAAATATCAATTGACATAGTAAAAGCCATAAAAAAACAACTAGATGAAATAGAGGAAAGAGGTGATAGTGATGTTAAAGATTAAAGATGGTGTTTATCTTAGAGCATTGTTTCCACTTGGTTTCAAACAAAGTAATGACTTTATATATAAGCCAAGAAAGGATACTGATATACCGCTAATAACGATAGACATAAAAACAAGAATAATAAGCATTCAGGGGATTTGCGATAGAAATAATACAGTCGAAGATACTTTATACAGTTTATTCGAAGCTGATTTAGTAGAACGAATTGAAAATTACAATTAATGTTTCAAATAGTAAAAAATAAATAAAAATGTGAATAAAGGAAGATGAGGAAAAGTGAAAATGAAAAAAATAATTATAGAAGAGGAAGTGATATAACATGGCTATCTTTAGAAATGTTAATATGAGTTTTTGGACTGATCCAAAGGTTGTAGATGACTATACACCAGAAGATAGATACTTTATGTTATATGCACTAACAAACAATTACACAAATATTATAGGCTGCTACGAAATAAGCATTAAACAAATGAGTAATGATTTAGGATATAGCAAAGATGTTATTGAAAACTTACTAAAAAGATTTAAAACTATTCATAAGACAATTGATTATGATTTTGACACAAAAGAATTAATGGTTACAAACTGGAATAAGTATAACTGGAGTTCTTCTCCAAAGTTAGATAGTCCTTTATATTCAGCAATAGAAAATGTAAAAAGTGACTTGTTTCATGATAGATTAGCAACCATTTATAACAATAGAGAGAGTGTTAAAAAAGAAGAATATGATGAAGAAGGTAATTTAAAAGATACCATATCTATACCATATCGATATGGTATAGATACAACTATTACTATTACTAATACTATACCTATTTCTATTTCTAATACTATTACTAATTCTAATTCTATTACTAATAATAGTTCTATTACTAATAAAGAATTAGAAGAAGAATTTAATACTATATGGAATATATATCCTAGAAAGCAAGGAAAAGCAAATGCTCTAAAATCTTACATGAAATCAAGAAAAAAAGGTGTTACTAAAGAAACCATATATAATGGCTTACAAAACTATATAAAATACATCAAAAACGAAAAAACACCATCACAATATATCAAACAAGGTTCAACCTGGTTTAATCAAGAATGCTGGAATGATGATTATGCAATTAAAGAAACAGAACAACTTCCAAGTTGGTTTAATAAAAATATCGAAGCAGCTAAACCAACAAAAGAACAGCAAGAAGAAATGGATAATATGTTAAAAGAGTACAAGCCTAATCCAGAACTTCAAGAGAGATTAAAAATGAAATATGGCAAAAATGCCTCAAATATGAACTGATAAGGAGGCTAAATGAACGAAGAAGAATTAATTTTAAATAATATGCTTCTGATAAATAAATGTATTAAAGATATGCACTTGTATTGGAAAACAGAAGATGAATATCAAAATTATTATGATGATGGATTAATAGGATTAATAAACGGTGTTAAAACATTTGATGAAAGCAAGAATACAAAGCTAGTGACATATCTGTATACTTGCATAAAAAATTCAATATCTAGAGGTATTCAAACATCTTTGTATGATAACAGAAAAATACATAAGGAAACTCTTATATCTTTAGAAAAACAAATAAAAGATGATACATCGGTAACATATAAAGACATGATTATTGATCCTAATGTAAACATAGAAGAAAATTTAGAGAAAAAATATAAAATAGCAGAAGTAATTCATGCTATCAATGCAAAATTAAATCCATCTCAAAAAAGAGTCTTTTGTAAATATTATGGTATTGAAGGATACAAAGAAAGAAGTACTAAAGAAATAGCAAAAGAAGAAAATAGGTCTTTGACTGCTATAACTACATCAATATCTAATAGCAAAATGAAAATAAGAAGGTATTTAAATAATAATAAGTCGAACATTAATTTTATTAATAAAAGCAAAAAAGCCAAAGTAAATTTAACCGAACTCGAATATATGATATTAAACCAATTTAAATAAATAGTTATGGGGTTAATTGGTATAGAAAAATAATAGGAATAATTATTAGTAAAGAAAGAGGTGTGATATGAAAAGTTTTTATAACTCAAAGTTAGAATTAGAGAATAAAAGGGATCGTGTAAAGATATTAAAACACGATATAGAGGATTTAGAATTAAAATTAACCAATATAACAAGTTCAATTAAAGAAGATGCTTCAAGTGGCGGTAGCCGAACTCAAAGTAAGATACATGAATATATTACTCGAAAAATAACCAAAGAAGAAGAATTGAAAGAATTAGAGGAAGATATAAATTATTTATCTCCAATAGTCGAACAAATGGAAAAGAGGGTTAATGCTATGGTTGGTATTCATAAAGAAGTATTCGAGCTATTCTATACTAAAAATATAAAAATAAAACACATAGCATTAATGAAAAATTACTCACCTCAAAGAATATACCAAATATTAGATGAAGTAAACGAAATTTTAGGTATTAAATAAACATTAGAAAAAATTTTAAAAAACTTGTTATATAATGATATTGTAAGATTATTTAATTTGATAATCTTTCTTCACTTTTCTCTTTTACAAATATACTTGATTGATTTTTTAAATCAGTCATAAGGCTTATATGCCTTATACTGTTATTGATTAATTCAATAGCAGTATAAGTTGTATAAGTTTTTTTATTGTTTCAAAGAAGGTGAACTAATGCCAATTTATAAAATGTGTAGAAAGTGCAAAAAGATGATAATTCATCCTGCTGCTTATTGTGAAGATTGTCAAAAAATAATTGACCAAAGAAAAGAAGAATTACAAAAAGCAAGAGATAGAAAATATAATCAAAATCGTGATCCGAAATACAAAGCATTCTATAACAGCAAAGAATGGTATCTCCTAAAAGAAAAAAAGTTACAAGATGAACAATATAGATGTGAATATCCTGGTTGTAAAAAGATGGCGGTTGATGTTCATCATAAGAAATTTATTCAAACACCAGAAGGTTGGGAACAAAGATTAGATTATAACAATTTAGAAGCATTATGTATCGAACATCATAATTTTAGACATAACCGCTTCCAGAAAAGAAAGAAGGTGAACTAATGAAACTGAAACAAATAGTTTGTGATCAAACAGAATTAACTTTAACAAAAGAAAAGAAAAAAATTAAATATGGTGATGAATTTGAAGTAACTGATAAAAGAGGTAAAGAAATTTTAGCAGCTACTTTTAAAGGAAAACCAGTAGCAGAAATCGTTATTGAAAAACCAACTGCTAAACCTAAAAACAAGAAATAAGGAGGTGTTTCATGGTAATTGATATAACTTTAAATGATCTTAAAGAAATAACAGCAAATTCGGATGTTATTGGTAAGACATTTGAAAACAAGGCTGTTACTTTGTGTTTTCATTTAACAGAAAAAATGCTAAGTAAAGATTTTTATTTAGATATTGAAAAACCAGATGGTACAAAATTTAGAACCAAAAAATTAATTGCAGAAGATAATAAAATTAATTATCAAGTACCTAATTCAATTTTAGATATATCAGGTTTCATAAAAATTGAGGTTATCCTACAAAAAGATGATATTGTTGAAAAATATACATCTTTAAGCTTTAAAATTGAAAATGCAATTAATGCTATTGAAACAATGCCAGATGATAATCCAACACTTGCAAAGCAAATGCAAAAAGTCATTGATTTGATTAATACAACTGGTAAAGGAACAAAATATTTAAGTGATGATGGAACTTATAAAGAAGTATCTGGTGGAACCACCGATTACGATAGTTTAGAGAATCAACCAATAAAAAGAATAACAAGCATGGATGATGAAAATCCAGTTATTTTAAGAAACCTAGATAGTGGTGCATATTTGTTACATGGGTGGTTTAAACCTTATGCCGGTTCAGATATAACAAGTGCAGCTCAAACACCACTCATTGCAATAGTAACGACTTCATCAGACACTTCATATATTCAGTTATTTTTCCCGTATGACAACATGGTTCAATATTTTGAAATTACTGATAGTAGTTGCAAAGATAATAGCATTTCATTTAATGATTTATTAAGTAGAATTGAAGCATTGGAGAATGCAAATAAATGATTAATGTAATTGATAATTTAGATAGTACAAGTGCAAAAAATGCACTAAGTGCTAATATGGGAAGAATTTTAAATGAAGCTATTGAAGCACTCAAATTAAGAGTGACTACATTAGAAGGTACTACACTAGATATCAGTTCAATGTCTAGTGAAGAAATTCAAGAAATTATAGAATAAAGGAGAGTGATTATATGAAATTTCTAGATAGTACAGGTTTAACACAAGTTTGGACAAAGATAACATCTTTGTTAAACGGTAAAGTCGATAAAGTAGAAGGTAAAGGATTATCAACAAACGACTTTACAACTGCAGAAAAGACAAAATTGGAGGGATTATCAAATTATGATGATACAGCTTTAGCTGGTAGAGTAACTACAATTGAAAATGCTGGATATCAAACATCTTCACAAGTTCAATCTGCAATTGATACTGCTATTGCTGGTGCAGATACATGTCAACCATTAACTACTGCTGAAATAACTGCTATTATTGGTAGTTAATTATGAAAGTATTAGATGAAAATGGTTTAGCAGTATTAAAGCAATATTTATTAGCAGAATTACCAGTAATAGATCCTAGCAAATGGACTAACAATACAATTGGAAGTAATAATTTTAGTAACATAAAAGTTATTAATAATGAATTAATTGCAGTTGGTAGAAATGGAAGCATATATACTTCTACTGATGGCAATAAATGGACTTCACATGGAAGTTATACAGCACATTTTAACGATGTGTGTTATTTCAAAAACTATTATATTCTAGCAAGTGGAAATGGAGTTTATTATGGAACTAATTTAGATAATCTAATCTATAAAGAAATTTCGACATGGAATATGAAAGTTTGTTGTGCTTCTGATGACATTGTAATAGTAGGTGGTTCTGCTGGTAATTTATATTATTCAACAGATGGTGTAAATTGGACTAAAGCAACTGGAACGGGTTCAAAAACATTTAATAGTTGTAAGTTTATTAATAATCTATTTATAGCAATAGCTGCTAGTGGAGTATTAATAACAAGTATAGATGGTATTAATTGGACTGAAGCAACTACTGGAACGACTAATAATTTAACTGATGTTTGCTATAACGGCTCAAAATATGTAGTTGTTGGTCAAAAAATTATATTAACTTCAACAGACTTAATAAATTGGGAAACCATAACTAATAGCACTATTGATAACATTGGTTTTTATTCGGTATTATATGTAGATAATAAATATATATTTGCTTGTAATTCAAACAAAATATATTATTGTGAATCATTCGATAATATCTATGGTAAATCAATGCTTCATGTATGTGAAAACATTGTTTATTTTAATAATGGATTATATGCAGTTGGTAGCAGTGGTTATATTGCTACTTCCAAATCAACAAAGAAATGTACCTTACAAGAAGTGGCTAATTACTTCATGAATAAAATAAATAAATAAAACACTAACTCTTAATAGTTAGTGTACTGATGATATATAAATTGGGTATGCTGGGAAATGAAACGGTGCAATATTAATTAATAACTTGCAAGATTGATTAATATTCCTAGTGAAGAAATATAGGTTTGCAATTGACCAAATATTTAATCATGACTAACGAAGGAAGAATTGCTATATTAGTATGTAAAAAGCCTTTATATCATTGGTACAGTATCTATTAAGATACTAATACACCTTATTAAACACCATTTAAATACGATTTAAGAGGTGTTTTTATTTTGTGGTATATTTATTCAAAACAAATAAAAACGAACGAATAAACCATATAAAAATAACTAGGGGGAGGTAAAAAAAGTATTTTTGAACCTCTAGGGAACGGTGCAGGGGAGGTCTTTGCAGAAAAAACTCCCC